GCAAGTGCGAAGAGCGCCCGAACAAACGCCCGATCAATTCCGACCTCCGTGAATCGGGGGCTATCGAGCAAGACGCAGACATCATCCTCTTCGTCTATCGGGATGAGGTTTACAACGAGAACACCGAAGCCAAGGGCATTGCGGAAATCATCATAGGCAAGGGCCGGGATATTGAAACCGGCACCGTCCGGACCGCATTCCTCGGGCAGTACAGTCGGTTTGAACAGCTTGCCGGCGGCTGGGTTGAACAGCCAAAGCAGGAAAAGGTGACCAGCCTTGCCGACCGCTACGCCAGAAAGGAGCGGTTCTGATGGCGTTCACCGAATCCCGTATCCAGCAGCTGCTCGCGGGCCAGTCTTCAACCGCCCAGAAGATCTATCAGCACGTCCCGATCCAGGAACCATGGAGCGCTCATGACATTCATCGCGCAGCGCTGAAGGTGAACGCGACCTGCGTTTCCGTCCATGCGGTGCGCCGTGCCCTCGGCGAGCTGAAAGACGCCGGAATTATTCGCGAACCGGCTGGCAGCAAATTCCAGCGCGATGCCACCACCGTCAAACTCAGGACAGAAACGACCATGCCGAAGCCAGCAATCGAAGTCGTAACCCCCATCAAAAAGGCTGAAATCAATCCGCTTGACGCCCTTGCGGGGCTGTCGGCCGAGGTCGTGACCCTAGCCAATGAATTCAGCGCCCGAATGAAGGCGATGGCCACCCGCATAGAGGAAGTTGCTCTCTCTGTCGAGGCTGAGCGCGAGGGCAGTGCCCAGGCTACGGCCAAGCTGAAACAGCTGCATAGCCTGCTCAAGGAAATCGGAGGTGCGGCGTAATGAGCGCACTCGACACGCAAGTAGCCGGCGGCCATTACAAGTCGCTGAGGATCCAGCCCATCGAATACATCCATGCCAACGGCATTCCGTTCGCCGAGGGCAGCGTCATCAAGTACGTAACCCGCTGGCGCGAGAAGGGTGGGCTTGCTGATCTGGAGAAAGCGAAGCACTTCCTCGAGCTCTTGATCGAGCTTGAATCGAAAAAGGAGTCCGCATGAAGACCATGTTCGCTCTGCTCTGCGTGGCCCGCAGCGCCTGTTCCCTGATCCAGTGCGCCTACACCAATCAAGTGGCGCCATTCGAATACCAGTTCGGGGCCGGCCTTTGAGTAAGCAGACCAAGCTGACCAAGGCCGCCCGCGGGCGTGACTGCCGGATCCGCGTGCCGGGCGTGTGCAATGGCAACCCCGAAACCACAGTGCTGGCCCACTTCCGCCTGGCAGGCACGCGTAGCGGCATGGGGATCAAGCCAAACGACCTGCAGGCGGCCTGGGCATGCTCGGCTTGCCACGACGCTGTTGATGCGCGCAGCCGGACCGAGTTCAGCCACGACGAACTGCGCCGGATGCACCTCGAAGGCATCATTCGCACGCTCGACATTCTCGTGGCGGAAGGGAAGGTGGCCGCGTGATGCCGGTAAAGCTGAAGCCGTTCAAAGCGCAGAAGCCACGCAAGCCACGGATTGACCGGGAGGGGCTGGAGCAAGCCGCGCTGATCCTTCTGTTGAAGCTCCGCCATCCAGAAGCCGCGAAGCTGATCTATCACGTTCCGAACGGTGGGCACCGGCACGTTAAGGTGGCGGTGGAGCTGAAAAAACAGGGCGTCCGCGCTGGCGTGCCTGACCTGGTGCTGCCGATGGCGCGCGGCGGTTACTTCGGGTTGTACATCGAGTTCAAGGCCGCGCCGCCGTACGACGCCGATGTTTCTCCAGAGCAGGATGCCTATCTGCACCTGCTGATCGAGCAGGGCTATCTGGCGATCGTGTGTCGCGGGCAGGTCGACGCACTCGAAGCGATTCGGTCCTACCTTCTTCAGCCACCAACGAAGGTCGCCGCATGAGCAAAACCCGCGCCGTGAAACTCTCAGACGCTGAGATCCGTCGGCAAGCCGCCGACCTTGCCGTGCACGACCTGCGCGATCCGCGTCACCCTGGTCTGTACCTGCGCTTCGGGCAGGATCGCCAGCGGGGGTCGTGGTATCTGGTGAAAGGCAAGGCGTGGAATCACATCGCCCGCTGGCCTGATCTGGGTGCCGCTGTTGTGGTAGCTGAGCTGCCCGCGCTGCGTCAGCGCCTGCTGCATGATCCGGAGGCGGCTGTCGCCGTCGGCGGCTTGGCTACGTGCGGCCAGTTGCTGGATTGGTACGGCGACCGGATGGGTAGGGACCGTTCGCTTTCCACCAAGCGCAAGACCGGAGCGCTGTCCGCGATCAAGTGCCACCTGAAACCACGTCTCGACTCGACACCGATCCGAAGCCTCACTGCCGCCGTGCTCGATAAAGAGCTGATGTGGCCCGCGCAGCAGGAGCTGTCCCTGTCCTATGTGCGGCAGCTGTTCGGCCTGCTGGTGGTTGCATTCCGCCAAGCTCAGAAGCTGGGCCTGATCGACAGCAACCCCATGGCCGGGTTGAAGTTCGTCGACTTCACCAAGGCGCGTATCGTGCCCAAGGCTGCCCGGTTGCGTGGCGTGCACCTGGTGGACGTGGTGCCGATGCTGGCCGACCTGTTCGAGCAGACACCGGGCGAGGCGATGCTGGCGCTGATGATGCTGTGTCACGGCACGCGCGTTGGCGAGACCCGGCTGGCGCGCTGGAGCGACATCTCGATCACTGATGCCGAGTGGTTCATTCCCGCCGAGAACACCAAGACCCGCACCGAGCACCGCCTGCCTCTGACTGCCCAGGCAAAAGCAATGCTGAGTCGGTACCGCGCTACCCAGATCGCCCAAGGCTACGAAGGTATCTATCTGTTCCCGTCACGTCGCGGCAGGGCGCTGAGCGAAGGGCAGGCCAGCAGTGTGTTCACCCGGATCGGGAAAGGCGAGTGGACCAGTCACGACCTGCGCAAGGTGGCGCGCACCGCGTGGACTGACTTGGGCATCGACGGGCACATCGGGGAGATGTTGCTGAATCACTCGCTGGGCAAGATCGCCAGCACCTACATCAATACGCAGGCTCGGGCGCAGCGTCTGGCGGCTCTGGAGAAGTGGCACAACTGGTTAGATGAGCGTGGATTCAAAGCAATCCACAACCTGACAGACGCCCAATATGAAGATTCGCAAAACCCTGCGCAGGCCGCAAACGGCGCGGGCTGCGAGACTGTTTCTAACATTGTGAATGGCGAGGTTTCAAAATGATGGTCATGGTCGATCCGCGCCGACTCATTGCGGTCCATCCCGCTGATATCAGTGCGATGAGGATCACCCGGGAGTTGGCAAGCCAAGGTGAATGCTTGGTCATCCATCTCGCCAACGGGCATGAGCTCAAGGTCTGGGAGTACTTCGACAACAAGTCTCGGCTGGACCTGCGCGCTGTGCATGAGCGACTGATGGAGGCCTGCAAGTGAAAAAGAGCCATGGCCCTGCCTTTCGGAAGGAACTGAAGCCGCTGATGGAGTGCGGCGCCTGCCGTGGCACCGGCGTCATCCGGGGCGTGTTTCACCAGCTCGACTGCACTAACTGCCACGGATCCGGCTGGGTCTGCCAGGCGACCGGCGATGCGTTGCCGCTCGAAGACCTGGTGCCACAGCTGAACATGAAGCTGCGCAACATGGCCGCCGAATTGAACAGAGCTCGTCACGCCCAAGGCGGAGCACACGAGCAGTACGAACAGAACAACCGCCGGGGCGCTGGCGGATCAAATTGGACAGGGGACTGAGCATGAATATTCGTAAACCACTGCACCGCCCGCTGGGAGACACCGAATACATGCTCGAGCAATGGGGCTTCTGGAGGATGGATGGGATGGGTGTGCCTCATTACACCTCCCCATCTTTTACGATCATGCGCGACGTTATGCCATCGACCACGAAATCCTACGTAATCACCGACGAGCTTGCAGGCCTGGTTGATGCTGCGGTGGCTAGGCTGTGCCGTCGCGAGGCGCAGATGGGCGACATGGTGTGGCTGTACTTCGGCGCCAAGTGGCCGGCGGCCCGAGTGGGCCGCCATTACGGTTTCAGCGAGATGAAGGCCCGCGAATTAATAAAGGCCGGCGTCGCATGGATTGATTGCGCCTTGGACAACCTGACAGAGGCGGCATAAAAAATAGTTGTCCATATGGAATAGCTCTGTTTTCATGGCACCGTGTTCAGCTGTTTCAGCGCGACACCCACACAAAGAAACCCAGCCATCGTGCTGGGTTTTTTGCTATTTGATTTCGGTTTCTCTATATGAGCGGATGATGTCGTTGATTGGTTCGTTGAACTCGATCTGAACGAGATCTGGCCCACGCCATTTGACTCGGTAGAACTGCAGGCCGCCTTGGAATCTGACTTTGGTGGACGGAGGAAGGTCGCGCAGCAAGCTCATTAACTCGCCGACCGTTGTACTGCTTTCATCGTCTTTCATTGAAGTCTCCTTGATTGGTAGCAGCATTTTGCCATGTCCTAGGCAAGAGTGCGTTTCATGTCCAGCGTGACTGTCACGCTGGCAATGTTGCCGATTAACACAACACCGGAGAGCCGGTTTGTGGTTTGCGCGACTCCCGATTGAAATAATTCGCTGCTGCGGCGTGCGGTCCTTTTAGTGTGACGGCTGTAATTTGTTGACGCCATCATATTGACAGTATCGAAGGGTTTGGCGATCTTATGGGTCCAATCATAGGGATCCAAAATGCGTAAATTAATCACTGTTCTGGCGCTGCTAATTTCTGCACAGGCTTTCGCAGCCGACAAGCTCACCCTCACTGATATTCGGCGCGCTGATCCTAAAATAGCGAATGGCATTCAGGGTGTTGCCCACAACGAAACGCAAGACACGCTTGCGTCTATGACCATTGTGTTCAAGCTTTACGACAGCGCCGGCAATATGGTGGGAAATGCTTACGCAACCGGTCAGGGCCTTGGCCCTGGTGAGAATTGGCGCTTCGTGGCGCCAGCAGCAACCAAGTTCTATACCGCACAGGTCGTCCAAGTCCTCGCCAACTGAGAGACTTGCTGAGCCCAAGCCCCGCCCAAAGTGGGGTTTTTTGTTTTTAATGCATGGTAGAAGAGTGGCCAGCTTGCCGGGCTCATCACTCGGAGGTCGGTGGTATAAATCCATCCCTTGCATCCATTCGCCGCTTTGTCCGGGGACATAAGATCCCCGGACAGTGCCGAGCAAAAAAAATTTAGGCAGCTTCAACAGTTACAGCCAGTCGCTTACCCAGTGCAGCCAGCGCACCTTCCAGGGCCTCGATCTTCGTCGGATGCAGAAAGTCTACAA